GGAGGAGATATTATGAAAGGAATACTGATTAATCCATTTGACCACACAGTCAAAGAGGTAGATATACTAGGTAATCTTGAGGATTGTTATTTGTTGATGAACTGTAGCACAGTTGATGCAATACAATTTGATGATGATAATACATTATGGGTAGATGATGAAGGGTTATTGAGGGAGAACATGTATTTTAATATCAGAGGTCGTAATCTAGCAGGTAAAGCATTACTGATGGGATATGATTATGATACAGGTAGTAATATAGATGTTCAAAATATTACAGCGTTAAGCGTTGAAGATGAAATAGAATGGTTGCCAAGAGGACATAGAGAACAACCATACATGGAGTTCAAAGTATTAGAATGAATGCAAAGAAAATGAAAGAGTTAAGGGCAAGAGTTAAACCTATTCAAGTAGAATGGTTGCAATCTTTATTGCCAGAAGAACAAAGTAAAACAATTACTGTTGATAATGTGAATGAACTTATACCAGAACAAACACATACATTTGGTGCAGGTCAAATGTTTTTGTCATACATGACAGACAAATGGATTATGAAACAATTAAAAAAATACCCACACATTACAACATATCAAGAGTTGAGGGAACTAAATGAAGGAATACATATTTAAAGTTTTGATTGAGGGTAATACAGAACTCATCAAAACATATGCAAATTCTATTGAGTTTGCTATTGATAATCTAGTTTTGATTGAGGGTGTAGAAAATATATTTACAATAGAAGACACCGAAAATGACAAGACTTATGATTTTAAAGGAGACTTCCAACACTTGAGAGAGTTGAGGAAGCACATACCATTTGACATTGAGACAATGTTGAGGGATAATAACAAACATACATTACATTAGGAGGAAGTATGACAAGAGGGATATTACATGTAAATTACTTAGGAATAATTATTGGTTTAATTATTGCTATAGGTGTTCAATTCATGACAATAAAAGAGTTGAGGCAATTTTCTGTAGAAACAGGAATTAATTGTATTAGAAATTCTAAAACAATGACACAAGAAGAAATTGAATATTGTTTGCCTGTTATGGATATGCTAGGATTTAGATACAAAGATGGCAGTTAGAGGTAAAACAATACAAACCATTGACCATGTCAAGAAAAGCACCTCACAGGGCACAGGAGGTCGTTCTAGGCGTATTAAAATATCAATGGCACACATGAACAAGAACAAGAAAAGAAGTTATAAAAAATATCGAGGGCAAGGTAGATGAATATATTTTATTTTTATGATTGTCCAAAGAAATCTGCACAAGCACAACCAGATAAGATGCTAGTAAAGATGCCTTTGGAAACAGCACAGATGCTATGCACAGCACATAGAGAACTAGATGGAGATGATTATGCTGATAAAGTAGGACTATATAAGAGAGCCTATTGGAACCATCCATGCACTATATGGGCTAGGGAATGTCTTGGTAATTACAAATGGTTGTATGACCATTTTATTGCATTAGGAAAGGAATATACATATAGATAT